TCAATATCTCCTAACAGCTCAGATCTTCTAAATATTCCACCAAATTTTTTCAAATTATTATTAACGTATGATTGCATTTGTGAGAAAACAGTTGATTCTGTTGATTTAACAGTTTGTCCAGTTAAATTTGGATCAAAGTTAAATGTTACAATAACTTCAAGAAATGTTGTTTGCGGATCTTCGAATACCGTATCAATAGAAAGAATAGAAAGATTATTTGATACATCTTGTACGATTGAGTTTTTAACAGCAGTCTTCTGTGCTTCGGTCGTACCATCTTCAAATACAAGAGACGCATATACTTTACCAAAATCTGCCGGTAAATTATCTTCACCGCCCCATGCAATCGCATCTGTAACTGTAGGATAATTTCTCTGTATTACTGCACGATAATCATCGGCTGTTACAAGTCTTTGTTGTGCAGCAAAGGAGATAGGTGCGTTTTGTCGAATAGATTCTATTGATTGTCTTGCACCTCCAACTCCAGAAGAAGATATAGTCGTACAATTTAAATCATAATTTCCTACACTTGGAACTGTTACTTTAGCTGTTGGAGTAAATGTAGAAGCGTTATTAGCTGCAGCTCCAACACAAGAAAGATATGTAACTATAATTTTATTACCAACAGACGGTGATGCGCCAAATGAGATTCCGTCGCCGAAGTTTAATTCGTAATAACCATTAGGTGCTTCTGAAATTTGATAATAGCGTGACCGAGAATTAACACTAGTAGCACTAGTAATTGGAGTATATGAAATAAATGACGAACTTGAAGGAGTTTCGTACACATAAACTGCAGCCGTATTAGTGTCTATAGTATCATCTTGTATAACATATAATTGACGTTCGCCTACATCACCGACCAAGAATGTTTTTTGTTTTTGCGTTCCTTCAAAAAGTTGTATAGTGCTCTCACCAGTTTCGTTTAAAAATTGATAAAATCCTTCACCGCTATCTGTAGCTGTATAATCTTCTAACGTTTGAAAAGTATATGTTACGTCATCGGCATCTGCGGTAAATGTAGTTCCGGCCGGAAGTACAATAGAACTAGGTCGACCAATAACACCAGCAAGATTCATAGTTAATTGTACTTCAGCTCTTGATGCCGTACGAGATCTTGGTACATATCCTAAAGTAGCGGCATGAGATACCACTGAGCTACGCAATTGTGCAGTTGTAAGAAACGATTCATTCAAAGCAAAGTTAGCAGTCAATGCATTATAATGTGTGTTATATGCAAGCACGTCTAAGATATTAGAAAGACCAGACGCTTCAAAGTTATAATCTTCAAACTCGGGTTGCTTTGCGAGATACGTTTTTAAAGAATTTTTGATATTATCAAAATCTAATTTAGTATTCTGTACTGTCGTTGCCATTTATCTTAGCCTCGATAAAGATGTTGTTACAGTAACAAGCTCGCCGACATTTGCTATACCAAATCGAACTGTTACGTCTATTGAGTTATTGTCTGGATTATCAGATACGGATATTTTATCTAATATTGCTCTTGGTTCGTAATTAGCAATTGATGCGGCTACTGATTGTTCTATTTCAAAAATAGTTCCATCATCCATAGTTTCGAATAATGCATCGCCCAGTCCGCCGCCAAACATTGGTTTAAATGGTTTTTCTGTAAATCCAGTCGTTAATATATTTTTTACTGCTTGTTTTACTGCAGCAGCATCAGTCTTCTTAAATATGTCTCCATTAGACTTTGCTTCGAAAGATAAATCTATATCTTTATAACTCTTGTTTCGAGAAGTTACAACACTGGATGTTGATAAATTTCCGTCTTCTACTGCAAAGGCTCTTGTGGCTGGCATAACTTATTCCAAATAATTTGTACTATTTATAATGTTTAAGCGAGGATTTCTATAAGTTCACCAGTAGTTTGTATATGACCATTATATCGAGTTTCAAGAGTTTTACTAAAACTACCGGTAAAATTAGAACTAATTGTAGGCATTTGTAATACTATATGACATTCAAGAGAACCATCAGGATTATACGTATCATAATCTAATATAATCTTATCATATAATATACTATCTTTCCAATAAACGGCTAAATCAAACATTGCAATATGATCTGGTTGACCACTAGAATTTAACAATTGATAAACTACGACTAAACCTTTTGTGGCCAAATCATTTAAACCACCAGACTTAAGATTTTCTTCAGGACCTTTTTTATATAGTCCCTCTATTACAATTAATCTTTTATCTTGAAATCTTCCTGAATCAGTGTTTACTGTATTCATAGCCATAGCATGTAGATATAATTGCCTTGCAATTTGAAATCTTTCTGCATCATCAGTAATATGATTCATATTTGTTTTTTCACCGACTCCGCCTAAAAACTTTCCTATTGAAACTCCGTTTGCAAGTTTAGTACCAGAATGAATGAACGTTGCATTATTAGGATTATAAATTGGATCTGGAACAATAGTTTTAATTCCAGGATTTGGCTTATAATATGAGTTATAAAAATTAAAATCGTTCACTGTATATTACCTCCTGGACCATTTGGTCCTATGACAGTGTAACCTTCAGTCACAGTTGGTTCGTCTGATGCAGTTCTTCCAACTTTTGCTGGGGGTTTTTTAACAAGAGATTCTGGATTTAATTTCTTTTCTGCTACACATTTTGCAGTAAAATCGTCATTAGCTCTGTTATTATCATCTCTTATTTTAGATCTTATTTCTCCGATTGTTAATGGTCTATCGCACACTCCACCAGTCAAAGGAGTTTGATCAATTATGTTTTTTAATCCATCTTCTATATCTATTTTTACATCTTGTATACCATATTCAGATGCAAGATATATAAGTGCAAAGTCTGAACTAGGTAAAGCAGTAGCTACTGTATCATCTGCAAGTGGATCACTAGGATTATCTGTTACATTTACTGAATGACCAGGGCTACCAGTAATAGCTACCGCGGTATTAGCAGATACAGCAGCCGCTGCAGTTCCTTGTAAATCTCCGACAACATCTCCTGTAAATGTTGGAGAAGTTATATTATTATCAGCAACAATATCTGACACTCGTATTGTATCAACGTTAATTGTACCAGATCCGCCTGCACCATCACCAACAAAAAGTGTATGACCAGCGTAAAGGTTACGAGCATACATAATTGTTTCTTCACTGCCGATTGTTCCTTCCTCGCCAATAACCGTCAACTTATTTCCAAAAATATTTGTATCAGGTGAGGTTAGATTCTGTCTAACTTGTGACGTGATTCTTTGAGCTCCCGATGCATGAAGTTTCATCTCGCCTTCAACCGCTTGCTCAAATTCACCTTTAACCGCATGCGTATAACCACCAAGAGTTAGATCTGCTTTTGATTTTACGACTTTAGTTGACTGATGGCCTTTGACGGTTAAGTCGTCTTGAAGTCCAATGTTACCCTTACGCGCTCCATCTATCTCTGAGATATGATCACCCGTAATAATTTGTAGTTTATTGCCTCCAACACTGAGGTTATAATCACCGGCTACATCAACATTTAAATCGCCTTGATATGTCATATGTGCATTACCCTCAACAACTACATGCTGATCGTTTCCTGCGCTGATCAATACATCAGAAGTACTGCTAACAAATACTGAGCCATCAGGTTTTATTTCTATTCCTGCTCCTGATTTGTGTTTAATTAGAATTCTTTCATTAGTAAGTGTATCATCAAGTTCTACAATATGTCCGCCCGGAGTTTCCCATACCTGATTATGCGGATATGTAGAACGGGTACGTTTATCGTCCTCTTCAGGTGGAACATAATTAAATACAGGCTCTCCTGTAATTGCGCCAGTTGGTATTCCTTCACTAGTTATTCCTACTGGATCAGCATCGCTTGTAGTAGGATTAGGTGCAACATATCTAGGATTTTTTACGTATTTTTTAAGTCTCTCTGTTTGTAAACTTGGTATACCACCATTAGTAGATAAAGAATTTCTTGTTAATCCTCGACTTGCTTTGTTGATAGAAGATTCGTAATAATATTGTGGACGAGGATACACACCAGACGGATCTTGATACCCGACAGGATATACACCTAAATCGTATATAGATTTTCCAATATTTGCTTCTAAATCAAGTATATCGTCGTTTTCTGTTGTCATGATGATCTTAGCTCAGCTATTTGTGTTGAAGTTAACGGACGTTCATTCCCGGATGTTAGATTTTCTTTATTAAATTCTTTTTTAATATAAGTTCCAACAGAAAAACCAGGATCTATTTTATTTGGATCAGTTTGGCTATGACCAAATACTTGGCCACCTGGCCATATTCTATAAAATGTTCTTAAAAAAAGAAAAAGCGATGCCTGTTGTGGAATAGTAAACGACTCTACTCCTGTTTGAGTTGGAGGATTTTGTAATGCTAATTCTGATGGTGCAGCATATCCACCAACTAAACATAAACCTATACTTCGAATATTATGTCCATTTACTTTTGCATGTGCACCCGTCTTTTGAATCGGCCGGCCTCTTTCTATAGTTCCATCTTTTCTTATAACATAATGATAACCTATTCCGTCGTATCCTACCTGTGTATGCCATTGATTAATTTCATTTGCACCAATATCTTGATCAAGAAAGGTTGCTGACCAGTGAATTACTACTTCTGTAATCTCTCGTGTAGCAGATCTTAACTCTGCTTCTAATTGTTGTTCAGTAGGTATTACACCAAATTTATAAGAACCGGTGCCATCAGGATCTTTCCACGTTTTAGTATTACTACCTTCAAAGTCATTTGTATCAGATCCAGCATTAAACACAGGCAAGCTTGAAGAACCAGTATATGTAATTCGTGTCGATACTCTGGTATCAAGATCTAATAATGTAGATTCAATAAGACTAAATGGGCTATTAGAATTATTTGATGTTAATAATATTGCTTCTGCATATTTACCTTCAGATAACAATCTTACAATATTTTGTACTTGAAACGATTTTAATTTACCACCAGTTAATTCATCAATAATTATTCCTATTGGTCCAGCACTAATATCCATTACGGCTTGTAATATCGGAGATATAGATGTACCTATAGCAGTATCAACTTCTTTATTAAAACTAGATATAACAGGACCAAGTACTTCGCTAATTGATCTTGATAAACCGGCTTGCACAAACTGTTTCGTATTTGCAGATTGTATACCCTGTATAGCTGATACTAACGAAGTTACATCTTTACCAGTTGCCTTTGATAAAAGATTACCAACAGCAAGACCAGAACTACCGCCATAATATGATTTTAAAAATCCTGCAGCGGGATTAGATCCAGTTACAAGAGCAAGAGCTCCTGCAGCCGTTAATACATTATTAACATTAGCATTACCAGATCCTATTCCTTCAAAAGCTTCGTCAAATACTTCCAATAAGTTTTCACCTGTAACAGATTCAGTCAGTTTAACAAGAGCAAGACCTAATAATACGTCTTTAAATTCATTTGGATAATTTTGTATTTGTGTTATAGATTTAAAGCCGTTTAAAGTTTGACCTACTTCTTGACCTAATGCAGAACCAAACTTTGCATTATATTCTCCTTCTATAGTAGGAGCTGTATTACGAAGATCTGCTGTACCTAACCGTTGATTATATGTTGAGAGCGTAGATTGATATCGATTAAAACTAGCCATTATACATTTGTTCCATATGTCGCATACACGTTTTGTGCGTAATTAATTCTTTTCTGTCTATGTGCACCAGAGCTTCTCTCATAATCTCTATCAAATATTATTGCAGCCATCTCTACAGTTTCAGCTCCTCTGAGAGCTTTTCCTGCATCTGTATATAATGGTCCACTCAATGGGTGGTAATTACTCATCTCCCAAACAATAAAATTTAGTTGATCAACAAATGTACTGTCCTGCCATGGTTTACCATATGTCTGTTCAAAAATAGTTCTACGGGGTGGATGCCATTGTGCAATACCCGCAGCTCTACCACCGTCTCCCCTTGGTCCATGCTCTGGAAGATCAGGTCCGACTTCAGCAATAAGATTTCCAACAATTCCAGCTGCTTGCACTTCTTTAAAACCCCTTGATTTAAAAAACTCAAATGCTTGTTGTATTCTTGGACCATCTACTAATGCATCAGTTGATAAAACATTGTTGCTTGTTGTTAAACCTGCAGCTTGAGCTAATCTTGGATCAACTTGTCCTTCACCATATCCAATTTCATATTGTATCGTTTTATCTTGTTGAGTTCCTAATTGTTGTTCAGACGGTATTTCTATTTTTGGCATAACACCAAGTATACAAGGAAGCTGTGATCCTTCTCCGTCTAAAAACATTCCAAATACTTGAGCTCCTGGTAAAATTTGTGGCATCATACCAATACCTGATGTACCACCTGCAGTATTTGGTTGTAATACAGTTGCCCATGGTAACGCGTTATTTGGTATATCACTGACATTTCGCGAATGTATACCAAAGATTCTTACTTGAACTCTTCCTAATTTTAAAGGATCTAAATTATTTGTGGCTACACCAATAAACCATCGAACTTCATCTCCATAATATTTCTCCATTAGTATGACCCCGTTGCTCGAGTAAATTTGGCCGCCACATTAGTATTACCTCTATAATTAGCAATTTTTACCAAATCTGATCTAACAGAATATTTGTTTGTCTGAAATCTATGTTCTGCAGTAAACATTAAATAATCTCCAGATCTTTTTCTATCGATTGCTTCATCAGATAATTCTGTGTCTGCTAATGATATGAGAGAAAAAACTCTTCCTATTGTTTTATGTCCGTCTTGAGGTAGCATATGCAAACCCGGAACTTGTATTGTTAACGAAGATCTGCGAAGTAGATTTCTTATTGATTTCTGTATGGCTTTAGATGAATGTTTTGATGCACTAGTTTCTTCGTACATGTTTTTAACGTTATTAGCATATATGTTTCCTGTTGCAATACTAGTTATTCTTTTTGCAGCATATTCACTAACTGACCGATCTCCAAATTTTGATCTAGTATCAGCTGCAGGATAAGAACCAGTTTGTAATAAATTTTGTAGTACTTTTTCTAAATCATATTGAAATCTAAATTCAAGTCCATGAGTAGTATCTATAAATTCGTATGTTGAGCCGAGATCTCCTTCCATAATAAGAGCTAGTGTATTTCCATTTCGAGAACTTTTAAGTTCAGATACCTGCCTCGCTATTTCTGCTCCAGTAGAAGATGTTCGTTGGGATAATTGCGAAGAGTAAACAAACGGATCACCTTGATTTATAGGGTTTTGTTGCAGCAATGTATACAAATCGTAAAATCTTAAATCGTTATCGGCTAAAGTTCCAAAGCAAAAGAATGGCGTACCAGTTAATCCAGTAGTTCGTTTAGTAATAGCATCAATAGCTTTAATTGGATTTAAGTTCGGAACAATATATCTAAATGAAGTTTGTAATTCTTGAGCTAATTGTCTGCTTTCATTTAATGCATCTGCATTTGGATTTGTTATGTAATCTAACTCGTCAATTAAACTACTAACAACGTTTCTATCTCCAGCTCTTATTATTTTCTTTTTAGAAAAGAACGAGTCTTTTAAAATATTATTAATAATCTGACTGGGCTTACCTTCATACATTTTATTAATATTAATTAATGTATTTAGATATGAATCATAATCTAATAAAGCTAAAGTAATAACATCTGTAGTATCCGTACTTGGTACGACTGAAGTAACTTCTCTTACTATAAATGATTTTTTAACTATATGAGGACTAGTATGTAATGCAATTTCTATTTCTAAAAGTTCAGTACCTTGAAAATCCATAATCTCAAGGGTTCTACCACCATCGGTATATGTTACGGTTCCAGTTAAATACGGCCGTTCTAAATTTTCAAATATAATTAACTCAACTAAAGAAGATGTAATATCTACTATGTGTCGATTATTACGTTCTGTAGATAATACAGCACTACGTAACTCATATTCATGAGGATCAAAAGGCGTATATGAACTAGCCATTTATAAATTTATCCTGAAATTCTCTAAATATATCTCGAACCGCATCGGGTTTTAAAATACGAATAGCTTTTAGTTTATCGTTTTCTGCCATATAATATTCTAATTGTGTAACCGGAGTTTTATTATTTGGCCTATCTGCATGAGGGTCTATATCGTAATGTTCGTTATTACCATCTATATAATATCTAACAGAATTTTTTTCAGCGGCCGAAGATATAAGAGTAATAGATTCTACTGATTCTCCGACTTGTGATGTTAAAACTTCATTAGATCTAAATGTACTTTCTGCACCCTGTAAGTCTTTAATATATAACTGACCTAAATCTAAGTTTCTATGTGCAATAGTTCCAGATACACCAGAAGAAGATCCAGTTACAGTTTGGCCGACTTTCATTTTATTTGCAAAAACATCTTTGGTTTCAACAACAGTATGCGTTAAATCTTTATCGATAAGTCTTGTTAATGAGTCGTAAGTTAAAGGCCAACCTTGTTCTCTCAAATGATCGTTTAATAAATAAAACGTCCAGTAATAATCAGTTGTACCATATAATTTATTAGAAATCTGATCTGGTCTATCACCTTCTTGTATATAATAAAATCTATAAAACGCTATATTATCTTTTATTTGATCAATAAGATCTACGTAAACAGATATATTGGTAAACGTAACTTCAGGTAAATTTGCTCCAAATGAATATGGAACAAAGGGCATATTTTTAAAATAGGTTGACATTAGTAAGCTCCGCTGCCGGGTGAAGATGAAGGACTAGATCCTGGTTCGTCTTCTTTGGAAATAAGTTCCCAGAACTCTTCCCAAAAATCTTTAAAGTTTTTACCATATAAGTCAAATCCGTATCTAACGTCATCTTTATCTAGTGTTCTAAATTCAATCATATCTAAAGTTAAATCTATTTCGCTAAATTGACCATCTCTGAAAAAAGACATAGTAGTAGCATTATAGTTAGTAGTCATACCACGCAAAAAACATGGAAGCATTTGTGCTCCTACTGTCTTTTTCCCGTATCTCATAGATATACCAAATTTATTTGGAAACTTAAATCCTACCGGTAAATTCTGACCACCTACTCGAACATCTATAGATTCAGGATACAATTCTGTTCTAAACCATTTAATAATACTTTCTATTTCTTTTGCTTCGGCCATTGACCGCGGCATAAACTTAAAAGAGAATGTATGTTCTCTGGGTCTAACTGATTTAAATATAGCTCTTATATTTGGATTTACTACGGTTCCTGCAACTGAAGATACAACGGCTCCAGCCCTTTGACCAGTCGGCGCCTTTTGTACCGCTGCTACTGCAGCAAGTCTAGCAATATTAGGATCTGATATATTATTAAGTATGCTTCCTATAGCTCCACCGCCTATTAAAGATTCTACACCAGCACCTACTACAGAATTTTCTCCTCGCGTTAAACCTTGTCTAGCAGCTTCACCACCTATACCAAAAGCAAATGTATTATCAAACTCTACCCCGTCTTGTACAGTTTGCGCAGGCGGTAAATATAGTTGTACGGTATCACCTCTAAATGTTTGACCTGGTGTAAATTTTGCCCCAACAACGTCGCCAATATCTTTAAAATAATCAAACCAGCTTTTATCGTCTCCATCAGCACCGGCTTGAGTACCGCCTTCTGAAGCGGCGGATTGACTTCTTTCAAACGCAGCTGTATCAAGAGTTGGTGGTACTTCTATAATTTGTGTAAAATATATTACACCCTTATAATCGTCTTGTGCTTCGAGAGGGAATCTATATTTAGGCATGTTTTTTCCAATAAATACTTAAAAAACTTAAGACTATTTATATGGCATACTCAGGTAAATACAAACCAAAGAACCCAAA